CTCCTGCGCCAAACCGCACACTTTTAGTTTCAAATCGTTGGGCTGGTAACGCTGGGGTACTACGTTTTAAATGTGACGATTATTAATTGCAAACCCCAGTACTACAGAATCGATGCTGAATTGTAGTATTTATAAGGGATTGGCCCCGTTTTGGCCCCGTTTTGCCCCGTTTGGGGTTGTTTGGGGGTCGTTTGAGGGGGTCATTGGCCCCGGGCGGGGTCGTTGTCGCTGATCAGCTGGGGCCAATCCCCCAATTCATAGTCAATCGGCCCCCTGTCGCTGTAATGACGGAAAACCCCACGTTGTTCTAATCCCGTTTTTACTGAATGGCACGGGCCACACAACGTCTGAAAACGGGAATTGATGAATGCATGGGGGCCAACCAATCGCCATGCGATAACGTGATCAACGTGATCACCCAGCGTGACCCGCCCCGCCAATTGGCACGATTGACATAGGGGTTGTTTGGACAATTGCCCCGCCCGTATCGTTTGCCAAACGGCCGTTTTGTATTCCCGATCATTGGCCCGTTTGATCACGTTGACCCGGGGCGGGGGCGCGTGATCGATGCACATGGATGAACCAGGGCGAGTTGGTTGTTTGCACCTATATATAGAGCATTGATCACGGGGGGTCGTTGGCATGATCACATTGTAGGGAAGCCCAGGGTAAACCCTAATGGAATTTATTGTGCATAAGTGGCACATTACAAACACGGTCAATCGTGATCGGGCTTTTTTAGTACTGGGGTTTTCAAATGAATCAAATTATCGTTGAACATGATGATGGCACATACACTCGAAAGTGGAAATGCGCTTGTCATTTGCACATTGAAGTGCACTCAAACGATGGCGGGTATGACATCGAATGCGAGTGTGGTCGTTGGTTCAATTGTTTTGGTCAACAGCTGCAAACCCCCGCCAATTGGCATGATGATTATTGATTGGGGATTGATCATGTTTGAGAAAATTTTCATTGGCCTAATTTGCGCGTTTGGCGCTGTTCTTTTCGCCATTGGTGCATTGGGTTTGGCATTGGGTATTGGCCCCGTTTTTCTGTCGTTGGCAATGGTCACGATTGGCGGGTTTGCTGCAATCGGGTTTTCCGGTTTGTTGGCCGATTAAATTTTTACACTATAGGACAAAACAAAATGCAAATTAAATCATTCAAAACTGCCCCAAAATTTGCGAAGCTGCAAAATTTGGCAATTGCTGTTCAAACGGGGGATGATTACGTTATCGCCCGTGCATTGCTTGAATTGCAATGTGACCCCGATTTTTCCGGCCCGGGTTGGCAATCAAACCTCAACAAATTGTCGGATGTTTTTAGCCAAAAAACCCCCCAGTTTTCAATTTTTGCATTGGGGGGCAATTCCAAGCTTCCATTTGTATCGTTTTCTACAATTCCGGGGGTCACATGCCCCGGGGCGGGGGATTGCATCACGTTTTGCTATTCCTATAGGGCATGGCGATTCCCTGCAGCGTTTGCCAGGATGATCCAAAACGCCTATTTGATGCGGTTCGCCCCCAATCAAATCGCTATAGCATTTGCATCGATTGCAGCAAAACGCCCCGGGGGGTTTGATTTCCGTTTGTATGTGGACGGTGATTTTGCAAACGGGGCGGACGTTGCATTCTGGATGTCATTGTTAAGCCAAACCCCCAGCGCCCGGGCATACGGTTACAGCAAGTCATTTCATGCATTGTTGGGGTTTGACGTTGTCGGGGTTTGGCCTACCAACTACCAACTTAACATTTCAGGGGGTCACAATTCCCCGCAAACGGTTGTTGATGCGGTTAAGCAATTGCCGATCACCCGGGGGGAATTTATCGCGGTTTCGATTGGGCGAAAAGTCAAATCAACCGATCATGGATCCCCCAGCGTTAACGCTGCAATCCGGGCCAAATTCCCGGGAGTTAAGGTTTTCCCGTGCCCGGGGGCGTGCGGGTCATGCACGGGGGCGGGTCATGCGTGCGGTTTGCCCAAAATGAAAAACCGCGTTATCGCGATTGCAATGCATTAAAAGGAAAAAACATGTTAAAAAAAGAATCGTTGTTTAATATTTGGGTTGATGGTCAACACAGCAAAACTACAATTTTTGCTCATAATATGAATGAAGCATTAGACATTTTTTGTGCAAAACATGGTTTTGTTGATCATGTTGACTATTGCCAAGCCAAAAATTTGAATGAATCAAACATCAATATTGAAATTGTGAGGGATTGACAATGACCAATCAACAAATTTGTGATTTTTACGATAACAATCCAAACCTGACAATTGCCCAATTGGCGCGAATGCTCAGAATGACAACCGATCAAGTTAAGGCAATTTTGCAAACCCCGCCCCCCGTGCAACGATACGGGCGAAACCGGGGCCAATCCAACAACTATAGGGGGTGAACATGGGGCGATTTTCAGATATTGATATTGAATTGACGTATGGCACAAAACCGACAAAAATGCCCCGTGAGGGATCGTTTGGGGTATCAATCAACGATCCAAACAACCCGCCAATGTTTTATGAGCTATTGACGATTATGGGCAATGTTGGGCTGTTTTGGCCTAATGATGGATCGGGCGATATCGTGCAATTTTCATTAGATGATTATTGGGAATTGACGTAAAACCAAAACGACCCCGGGCAAAACCGGGGTTTTTTTGGCTTTGCTAAGTTAGTTAGTGCTCACTTCAAAAGCCCGTTTACGGGGTTGTTTGGGGTTTGCTGGGGATTGGCCCGGGTTGATTGGTTGGCCCGTTTGCGGGGCGATTGGCCCCCAGCGATTGGGCGATTGTTTGGGCGGGTGTTGGCCCCGGTTGATTTGGCGGGGTTAATTGGGCGGGGTTAATTGGGCGGGGTTGGTTGGCCCGGTTGGTTGGCCCCGTTTGCTGGGGGCGATTGGCGGGGGTTTGCAGCGATTGGGGCAAGTTGGTTGGCCCCCGGTTGATTGGGGCGGGGTTGGCCCGGGGCGATTGGGCGGGGCGGGGCGATTGATGCCCGATCATGCCAACCGGGGCGGGGTTTGTAATGATTTCCCCGCCATTTTGCCATTTTTGTAGGTCATTGGCCCACATATGGCTTTTGACTTATATAAGTATACGGCTATATGCTTATATATGGATGCGCTTATATATGAAACGGCTTATATAGGGCCAGAAAAGTCCATAAGCCAACTACGCATTTCGGAAAAAAAATTTTAAAAGAAAAAAAATGCCTCGACTAGCAAGGCATTAAAAGGCTCTTTCCAAAAAGCCTAGCACCAAGGAAAACTTTTCTAAACCTGCTCAAATTTTTTGGTCAAATTTGACGGTGGAATCCATGTGTTCTCAGCAACTCTAAAGGATATTACATCAGTCTTCTGCTGTTTGTAACCGTTTGCGTATGCGGCTTGGGCCACTTGTTGCGCTTTGTCTTTAGTTGCGTATGGTCCTTTTAAGCCCCAATACCAACCTGCTTGATTCTTTGTGAGTGGCATTATTTCAGGAATCTGAGTTTGTAAAGGGTAGATGCGACTTGATCGGACAGTTCATCCACGATGTTTTGCAAGTCGCTATCCTGTGGGAATCCGGGCATCTCGCGGTATCTGGCGATTTCTTTGCCAACGTACAGGACTAGCTCCAGACCATTTTCCCCCAGAAAAAGTGCCTTTTCCGGGAAAAATATTTTCGACTTCTTGCCTTGGTAGGCTTCAATGAATTTGTCAGCCAAGTCTTCAATGCCTTCGTAGAACTCAGCAAGGGCCATGTGTTGAGCATAGCTATCAGTGCCAAAGTGGTGGATGTGGGCTGCTGTGACCGAGTTTAGAAGGCACATGGCAAAGTCGCCAATGATGTTCTCTTGTGCTTCTTTTACGCTGAATTTCATGGTGGATTCTCCTGTTGTCATTGTATAACCGTAACGTCTTTTGAGCGAGAGCGCAATTTGTTACGGGTTTTGGCAATCATGCGCTCGTACTCTGACCGACTGATTGACGTTCTTTGCAGGTGATGCCACTCTAAAACTTCGTTGATGGCCCTAAGACCTGTCCCGGTTAACAGCATCCTACCTGTGGCCTCAAATCGCTTGGCGGCGTGTGTAAGCTCAATCTCAGCCATCATGCAATCAGGTAGTGCTTCTGGTCCTATGCCATGACGCGACATTACCTGACAGATGTTGTTCATGTCTACCAGTTCTTGCCATGTGTAGACGGTTGCGTTACCTGTACGCATGGCTTCAATAGCGGCAAGCTCTTTGTCTTTGAGTTGCTTTAGGCAATCGTCTGTTGTTATGCCAGCGCCAGCGATTGCGTGACCTACAACGTCAATCAACTGGTAAACTTTCCTTTTACACTGCTTTCTCATTTAACTCTATCCTTGTAAGTGTTGTACCGCCAAGCTGTTGCTTCTTTGTCTATGCGTTGCCAAATTTCTTCTTTTTCTATTTGAGACATAGAGTTCCACAAAACAACTTCCATGTATCTTCGGCCACAACCTTTACAAACCGTGTCATAAAGAGTCGTACAGACTGCTATGCAAGGACTATCTGGCCTTGTCATTTGATGATCCTCATAAAAGCACCGCAACGGGCGCATTTGTAAATGGGCTGGCTTTCAACAGGTTCCCAACGGTGCTGGCATTCAGTCATACCACCCCCGCCAGCCACCACAGGCCGTAAACGATTGACACAGACACTGCCGCCGATACCAGCAGCAAAGCCACAAGGATTGTTCGTTGTTTCATGTTCCTTTAACTCCCCAATCAGGCATCTTTTCGTTAGCGGCAAGTGCGTTCAATTGATTGTTTAGATCATCTAATTCAGGAATATTGAAGTTGCCACGACAAAAGCATCCCCATGCCCATGCCGCTTCTTCCCACAAGCAATCCTTAAACAACCTGTCACGCACAAATGCGCCTGGGCTGTTAGGCATATACAGTTTCTTGCTGTCTTCAATCTCGGCTCTCATAGCCGCTGCAATTGCTGCGTAGTTCATTGCTCATCCTCATCAACTGGATATTCGTCAGTGTTTGCCCTATCTTCATCTGTTTCGATAGGCGTAATTGAGGCTTCATATTGACGCTGAAGTTTGCGGCGATGTTCCTCAATTTCCAATTGCTTTGGAGTCATGGCTTTGTACTGCTTGATAAGGTCGGCCTCTACCTCATCAAAAATGTTGCTCATTGTGTTTGTCATGTTTGTCCTATCTTGTTTAGTGTCCACTCAAGCAGTTTTTGCTGAGTGATGTCATAGTAGTCAACAAAACCTTTGCTGCCTAGCCCGTGAAAACCCTTATTGCCACGGTGATGCTCAACGCATAAAGGAATCAGCGTTTTGTAGTCGCCTTTACCCCAACCACCTTCTCTCAAATGGTGAAGCTCTACAGGGCCGGGGTCATGGTCGCCATGCAAGTGATAACAAAGCGCACAGCCAAGGCTTGCCACGGCTTGCTTATGTTTCTTCTCTTGGTTGGTCAATCGTGACTCCATTAGTGTTGGCCCAATACAACAACCACTCAGTAAAACTTACAGCTTGCTCTTTGGTAAACCGTCTGCTTTGATGTCCTAACTGAACAACACGTTCACCGTCAATGCTTGGCATGACTTTGCTGATGCTAGACATCTCTCCACTTTCGTGCGCCCATTGGTCAATCAGAAATCGCTTCCATGATTCTGCTGTCCAGCGGCTACCGTGCAATGTTGCTTGCTTGGCAATCTGACCAATGATGCTGTGCATCAATTTGTTTTGCAAGTCTGATCTTGTCGTGTTCAATTGCTTCTTCCTGTAAAAAATTCATGTAAATTTGACTTTGCTTGCAAATACATTTTGTTTGCTTCTTCTGGAGTTTTATAGTAGCCAAGACTTTTTGTTCTGTTTTGGTATCTAATTTTTGCTTGCCACATTTTGCAGTCTGGATGGTAATAAGCGCCTTTTAAACCAGAGACTGCTTTTGATTTCTTAGACATGTTTTGCATGTTTTGAGCATGACTTCCATTTCGCAAATTACTTAGCTTGTTGTTTGCTTTATTTCCATCAATGTGATCGACTTCAGTAGGCCAAACGCCATAGACGTACAACCAAGCTAAACGGTGCATGTAATACAAGCGCCCATCAACGTGCATTCTTGTATAGCCAATTTTGTTTGGCTTTGCATGTATTGGCCCCGGCAAAATATTTGACACAGGTAAAAGCCGGTTAAAAATTCCAGTTTCTTTGTTATAAGAAACTAGCTCTTTGAGTCGAGATTGGGTAAGTTCATAGTTCATAAGAACATCTTACCATGACAATGCTTAACTTGGCAAGTCCTGATCACGGCTTTTCATGTCAGGTGTCATGTTTTACCTTCGAAATCACATAGGCCCAAAAAGCACCGCCAGTAACTTTTGCGGCAAACTGTAAAGCAACAATTTGCGGCATCAGAACACCAAACGCCAATGTTGGGAAAACAACACTGTCCACAGCAGCACCAGCAATGTTGCTTCCGTTTGCTCGTTTGATCCATGTGCCAGTAAGTTTTGCAAATACAGCCCAATCAACGACAGATGCGGCAGTAAATGACACAGCAGAAGCAATTGCAATCATTCCAGCGGCAGGGTTTAGCAAATATGTCAGCAAGCCAGTGCCAATAATTAAACCACCCATTTGCCATGCTTTTAGCTTTTGATGCAACAGGTCTCGCAAGGCCAAATCAAGGCCAATAAACAAAAATGAATTGATGGGCGATACCCAAGGCCCAAAATGTGAGATAGACAAATTGGCGGCAGTCATTGCCAATGCGTAAATTGCGATTGCTGTTTTCATATTAAAGTTTCTTGTATTGGTTGTTTGATCCATTTTTGAGCAGCGTTGTGAGATTCAATTCTTTGTCTCATAACCATTGCTCTTGCTTCTTTTGTTGGTGGTGGGTAGTTTCCATTTTTCCAGTTGTTGTCAATTCCTATGTTCCGACCAATGTTTGTACTGTCAGCAGATGCAAACGGCAACTTTGTAAACACTTCAGGGTCAAGCATACGCAAACCATGCAACTTGCAAACTGGATACCCATCAGGGCAAACAGCATTCATTGCTTCTGCCATACGTCCCCACCACAAAAAGTTGCCGATTTCTGCAAATTCACCAGAAGAACCAATGCAAACCCTGTGGAATGTTCTTGCCAACCATGTCAATCTGCTCATTGATTCGTGCATATGCCAAACAGGTGCGCCGAAAAAGTTACCCAAAGGCCAAGCACGAACAAGAGCGTTGTTGTCGTCTTCAGTCCCGTCAATCACATCAGGAATAACGGCAAAGTCACAGTTAGGCATTTTTTTGCACATTAGCGCCCATTCGTAAAAGTCTGACCAATCAATTCTTGGGTTGCCGCTTTTCCAAGCACTGAAAGCCCCATTGTCAACAGCAAAGGATTGACAAACTTCAGCGGCAACGCCAAGTTGGTCAGGATGTTGGAAAGATACAAAGCCGTGACCAGCTTGTACGGCAGATACAGCAGCAGTTGCTGGCGTGATTGGCATACCGTGATAGTGAATCATATAACCCCAATGGCTCTTAAAGCGGCTTCAGGGCTGTCAACCCTGCACAGAGTACCACCACACCACTTTGCAAAAAAGTCTTGTTGTAGGCTTGTTAAACGCTTTGTAGGGCCACTTTTGAGTTCCATGAGGAATGTGTGGTTTTTGTAGCCAACCAAAAGGTCAACTGGCAGACCGATAACCCAAACGTAACAACCTGCATCCCTAAGAACTTTGACTATCTCAGCTTGGTTTTCGTCAACACGGGCTGCGTATCTCATAGCGGCGACTCCCCTGCGTCATCACGCTTTTGCTTTTCGTACTCACGAATTTGCTTGCGTGTCCAAGGTGTTGGGCCTGATGGGGGTGGGAAGGGCCATGTGTTCATTCCAATTCTCCATTCTGTAATCTTGTCATGTAATTACGAATTCTTGCTACAGAACCCGTGCCGTACTTCTTTTCCAACCATTCCATTCTTG